TTTTAATAGTACTAAAGCCTATTGAGTGCTGATTGATTAAACCTGCTTCGTAAAGTTTAATTACGTCTTCACCAGCTTCAGTTTCTATTATTTGCGTAATAGCTACTAACATATCGCCTTCTACATAAAGGTCAATAGGTTTGCCTATTGTATGTCCTAAGTCTGCTTTGTGGTCTATTAAAGACCAAACTAAGTTTTTACCTTTAGGGCCACGTTCAGCAATAGTTTTAGTAAACGCTTCAGCTACGATAATATCGTTGTCTAAGTCTACGTTACCAATTCTTGACCAACAAGCTTTTACGGTTCTTGATTCAGATGAAATGTCTAATATAGAATCCATTGCACCTTTTTCTTCAAATTTACTCATAACACAAAGTTATTATTTTTTATTTATTGTATTGCCTCACTTATTAACGAACCGATTGTTTGTCCAATTACGTTACCCATTATTGACCAAAGTAAACCAGCATCGCCTTTAGGTGGATTGTTTTGTAGTTTTAATAATTGCCCGTTAGCGTCCCTTTGTGCTTCATAACCTAAAGTACATCTGCAATTACAAACGTTACCTGCTCTAGCCGTTGAATCAGCAGGGTGCAGCATATAGTCAATATATGTTTTAGCCCTTACTTCAAATTTAGCATCAATAGGTAACTTAACCCCGTCCATATGTAAATGGTCGTTTGCATCACGTGGAATTCTTCTAGTACGATTATCCTTTGCTGAAATCCATTCTTTAACGGTTACTAAACCTGTAGACATTGCTCCAACCATTGAACCTATATTAGCTGACCTTCCTGTTTCTGTTCGTGCTATTAGTTCTGCCCTGTAATTTGTTATCCCTGCTGACCTTAATAGTTTAATTGTTTCAGGTAGTGTAAGGTTTTCTGCTGCAGCTTTATCTAAGAAGGATTGTATTTGTTTTTTAGTAGTGTCGGTTATGTCTGCTGCTAATTGGTTTAAACCTCTAGCCTCTAGGTATTGCAAAATAACATAAGCAAAAAAGTCTGTTTCTTGACTCTTTACTTCAAAATCCATTCTTTGGCCCTTTACAGACGTTTTAACGTCCTTTTGTACTATTTGGGCCATACGAGTACCCATAGCAGCGTGCAACTTCTTAATCGTGTCCTTTATAGCCTTATCGCTTATTGCATCAAAGTCTAGCGTATCGCAGTACGTGTCTACTTGTTTCTGCAGTTCCTTTTTGAACTTTGGCGAATAGGTTTTTAGGGCATTAGCATATAACTTTTTATAGTCTTGCCAAATCATTATTCAGGTATTGTTAAAGGTTGGAACTCGTCTATTGGTTGAACACTTGTAGGGATATAAAGTTTCTCTAATTCCATTGGGTCAATATAATCAGGAACTTCTAAGCCCATTAAATCCATTTTTTGCTTAGGTGCTATCCACCACGCAGTATTTAACCACTCTACTTGGTCTTTCTTATTAGCTTCTAATTCAGCATAAATACTAGCGTCGTAGTCTACGTAAATATTCTGTCCTCTATAACCCCAATCAGATTGTAACTTTCTATTAATGTTATCCCTAATTGAATTTAACAAAGGAATAGCACAACGAAGCGTTAAAGCCTTTTCTCCTTCTAATTGGTTGTTATAAGTTTTATTGTCTGCGTCGTTTAATAATTGTGAAGGAACTCCGTAAATATTACAAAGTGCTTTCATATCCCACTTTTCAGATTCTATGATATTAAGTTCTACAGGGCTAAGTCCTATTTGCTTCCAGTCTACTTTGTAACCTGAAACTGCAATAGAATTATAATTAGCTGCACCACCTTTTTCGCTAATAGCTCTTTTTAATGCCTGTGCTTGTTGTTGTCCGCTTATTGGGTCAAAGTTTTCGTCGTTCATAAACAATACACCTGCTGGGCCTCCGTTTTGGAAGGACGCAACTGCTGCCGTCTTAGCTTCGTTACTTCTTGTTAAAGTCTTAGCTGCTGCCATTAAAGGCGATTGTCCATAAAGTTGGTTACCTGTAGCATTCCACATAGGATTGAAATACTTGTCGTGTAATATTTCTTTTCTAGTGAATTGATAGATAGGCCCATATTGTAATTGGTAACCTACTGCAACTGCAGGGAAGATTTGAGTATCAGCAATAACTGCTGTGTATTGTGAAGGCAAAGCATAAAGTGCAAATGGTTTACCCATATTAGCACCTGCTTCTATTGTCTTTGAATAGATAAAAGCGTTACCTGTAATTAGTTTAAATCCGCACCATTGCTCTACAAGGTCGCTAAATGCGTCGTCTTCGTTAGGGTATGCTAATAAATCGTTTAGTCTTGAATCACCAGTATAAACTTCAAATGCTTTTTTATGTAGTGTTTCTAGCTTCTTAAAGTTTTCTATTTTATCAGGCTGCGACATTAAAGCCTTATACTTTCTTGCTGCCTTTTCGTCTATAACCTTATAAACTCCGAATGGTGCAAGCTTTGCTTTATCTGTAATTAGTTTAATAATTGAATAAACTATATCGTTACCTGCATAGCCGTCGTTAACAAATGAAGCTGCGTTTTGCCCACTCCAAGTAACTAAACCGCTTTGAATTGCTATCTGTGAAGCCATTGGATAGTTAGGTAAAATGTTGTTAACCTTCTTTTTACTGAAGATATCGAATAAACCCATAATGTGATAATTTATATCCAAAGTTAGTTAATTTATACTAAAAAACGCTTACTACAAATCTAGGACTATATTCAAAGAACATTCTCATAGCTAATGTATCGCTAAAGTCAGGTGAACGTCCTATTAATTGTTTTACTTTATCCTTAGCTATTATTCCTTTCTTAGCATCGTTATCTATTGACTTCTGCTTTACCTGTTCTAGTTCCTGAATTATAGTTTGCTTTTGTTTTCCGTCTGCTATTATGTGAATTTCGTTCTTATTCATTAACTCCGCTAATTTAAAGTAACATTGGCTTTTTAGATTGTCAAAGTTTTCCTTCTTCTTAGTTATTGGGTTTTCTAATGGAGAACTATTGTTTACAAATCCTTTGCAGCGTAATATGTCAACTACTCCGCCACCTATTCCGTCTTCATCACAAATAATATGGCTTGTAGGTACTTTATTTTCTGCCTGAAAGCGTTTAACTAAGTCTGCTACCTCAACAACTGATTTACCATTGAATTGATAAAACCGAACACGAAGCCCAGACCATACGCCAATAACAGTAGAGTCTTTTCCAAAGCGAGCAACATCACAAGTAATAAAACTGTCCCCAGCAGGAACAAAGTCATTGGTAAACGCATCAAGTATCTTTTCATATTCAATTAATTGAGTTGGGTCATCCAAATATTCCCAGTTACCAAATAGTAAACGTTCTTTGCTGGTAGTATCTAGTGTTAAAAGGTTTTCTTTATAGTGCCTTGATATAAAAGGGTTATCGTCTATTAACGAACTTATAAAGCGTTTATTGTTTGAAATACTGCCGTCCATTTGTGGCTTATAAAAGTCCGAATATGTCCAATTCTTTGCAGGGTTACAGGTATAAAGTATTTTAGGTACTAAATCATTTTGATCTAGCTGAAACCTTATCCTTGATTTAATAATATTTCTAGCCTTGTCGTCTACCTGATTTGCCTCGTCAATAAATGCGTCTGTAATTTCTAACGAACCTAATTCATCAAAGTTTGGGTCAGAAGGATAACTATATAAATCCTTTAATAGAATAGTTGAACCATTAGGGAAGTCTATTGTACTTGACTGACCGTTATATTTATAATGCTTCCCAGCGTCTAGGCCTTGCATTTTAGCTACCTGAAAGAATGATACTAAAGTAGTTTCTTTAAGCGTTTTAAGCACTGCTCTGCCTATTAAACCCCTAGTATTAGGATATTTTAACCTTTGTTTTAACTGCCAATAACAACCCAATAAAGTTTTTCCACCGCCAGCACCGCCTCCAAATAGTATTTCGTTAGTAGTTTTATCTTCAAGTAAGTCTAAAGCCGTTGTTTGTTTAATGGATAGTTCCATAATATATTTTGTAGTTAGGGCAGGATTCGAACCTGCAATACTCGGTACTAAAACCGCTGCAATGTATAATAAAGCCAGTAAGTATTTTACGCAGTAACCTGACTTTATGCGTCTGCCGTCAGCTGGGTCCGAGCCAACTGAATTTCCGCCACCTAACTATTTATTTTCAACATATGTTTTGTTTTCTTCCCAGTTAATCTGAAGTCCACCGCTTAATTCTATTTCGCTTGTTTGCTTTGCCCTTCCTTCTAGTCTATCCATTAACTCCTTATAAGCGTTTAAATCGCCCTTAAATGCCTTTTGTAGTATTACTAGGTCTAATTGCTCCGCTACGCTAAATTCTTCTTTCTCGCCTGTTATTGGGTTAGTCTTAGTTTGAACTAACTGCAATAATCTAAGTAGCCTAGTCTTAGAGTTAGGAACACCAACTTTTCTACCGTTGTTTTCCCTTCGTTCATCATATCCTTTTTTAAATGGAACTAAGTTTTCTTCATTTGCCATAATCTTCACATTTTTTTCGCATTAACTACAAAGTTACCCCACAACTTGGACATTTCTTTTCACCCTTTGTATTATCTTCTTTTTCTTCTATGTCGTTATTATCAAATATTGGTAGTTCTAAGCCCCAATTATCTAAGTCTTGTATGTCCCATTCGTTTGCTAATTGGTCAAAATCCCAGTCGCCTGTGCTTACATTGTCCCTAACAATAAACTGCTTCTTTTGTTCTTCAGTTAAATTAATTGCATTTATTACTGGAACGTCAATTAAACCTGCTTCAATACAGGCCCTATATCTTTGATTACCTCCTAGTATAATGTTATTTTCATCTATTACTATTGGGCGAAGTTTTAACATTTCAGGGAATTCCTGAATAGACTTAACTAATAATTTAAACTTAGCATCACGACAAATTCTCGGATTGTTTGGATTAGGCTTAATGTCTTTAACGTTCATTATCTGTTTTTTGTTGGTGTTCTAATTGATGCTGTTTCTACTTGTGGTAGTTTATAAATATCTTTTATTCCTAATTTAGTTTTACATTTTGAGCAGCTAAACTTAAATTTGCTAAGTTCGCTTTCCCATACAAACTGTTCTTCATTTGATCCGCATTTGCACTTATATATTCTTTTACCGTAACTATCTTTCATTATCTGCCTTGTCTGTTATACTTCTTAACTGGCTTATCCTTTGGGCCGCTACTTTTCTTGTACTTGCCGCATTTCCTTTTACCGAACGTCTGTTTCCCCGTTGTTAAGCCTTTAGCCTTTGCCATATCTTTCAATTATTTCGTTTAACTCTGTTCTGCTCCATTTTTTAACTAACCTAAACTGCTGCTCTAATTCTATTACTTTGCGTTCCCCTACTTTATCAATTAAATTTTTTCTGTAGCCTACTAAATGAAATTCATTAAATCCGTTACACGATATACATTCCCCGTTTACGTTGTATTCGTCAAATCTTAAAGCTGAACTACCTTTTTGTGGGACGTAATGCCCAGCGTTCATTTGGCTAACTTCTTTATCCTGACCGCAACTAATACAAGTAAAATAACCGTCTTCGCTATCCCTTTGCCTTATGTAAGCATTAAATATCTTTTGGGCTTTAGCAGTTAGTTTAGGAATTTTTATTAATGGCATATTACAAAACTAAGGATTAACTAGTACACGAACAATTAAAAGCTGGATTTAAATTTGAAAGGTCTTGTCCTTTAAATAAATCGTTTTGTGCTAAACTTAATAATTGCTTATAACTTATGTCCCCAAAATAAGTATGCCCAGCACCTAATGTTTTACTAAGTTCTTCATCTTCAATCCATTCCTTAGCTAATTCAGGATAGCTTCTAAGTATATTTATAATGGCATTTTTACCCTTTAAAAAGCATAAAGTACAATTACCTAGTATTGCTGGTATTTCTAAGGTATAAGGTTTTTTACTCCAATAGTCGTTTACTTGTGCTTTGTCTATTCCTTGTTCATATAAAGGGAATACAGGAAAAATATAAGCCTGTCTTTTTTCATATCCTTTTACCCTGCGTTCTTCATCTGACCTAAATCCTACTAACCATTCGTAATTTTGTTTACCATAATTAGCCCTTAGCCACCTTTTAGCAGTCTTAATTTTAAGTTCAATAGTACAAGACCTTTTAACTCTATTTGGTATATGCTTCCACTTTCTGTGTTCTAGCATTCCCCTAAATCCACCAGCGTAACTAATTCTAATAATTGGAATATTCTCGTGTGCTTCAAAGTCATTTATAAACTTATATGTTTTTTCGTGTTCCCTTCCTGTATCAGCAAATATTACTAAGTCCCCTTCACGATAATTTAAAATTGTCATTAAAGCACTTGTTTTGCCACCACTAAAGTTTATTACTCTTTTCATATTATTTATTAATGCGAAATACTATTTTCCTGCCGTTAAATTCAAACTTTCTCTGCTTTAAAGGATTTAGTCCCATTCTTATATTTGATTCGTGTACTCCAGTTACTCTAGTTGCGTATGATATTGACTTAAATACTTGTTCCGTTTTGTCGTCAATGTAAATCATTTTTACCTTCTGTGCGTTTTCTATTCCTTCAATGCTCATTTGTTTATTAGTTTATAAAACAACCATTTAGATAGTTCCCAAAGTGCTATAGTTATTACTATTGTCATTTTTATTTGTTTTGGTTATTATAATCTTCGTATAAATCTTCAATCTTACATCCTACCCATCCGTTTTTCTTTACATACAATCCAAAGTCTAGCATCTGCTCTTTTTCTACTTCAATTAAATATTCAGCTAATGTTAAAACAACTGAATAAGCTATATTATGTCCATATTGATAATCAGTTAATTCGCCATTTTCTTTAATTGATGGTATAATTTTACTTTTAATTTCATCTTTTAAAAATTGCATTGCTGTTTTTTCCATAGTTTAAGTTTAAAATAAGCCCCCCATTGATTACGACCAACCCCTTGATTTTAATTAATGTTTAAAGGGGCTTTATTATTTTGTTTGTAAATATTGGTTAATTGCGTTTCGCATTTCTACTTTGTCCGTTTCTATGCTCATTCTGTTTGTATCGCCATAAGCTTTAAACTGGGTGCTTTCTTCTTCTTTTACTTCCATAAATGCCTTATGTCGTTCTTCCCTATACTTTTCTAATAACTCATAAAAAGTAGGCATATCCATTCTATCGTAAACCTTTCCATATCTAAATTTAGGTAATCCGTCTAAAAATAATAGTATGTCCTGAATTGCTAACTGGTCTTCTTCAGCCGATTCAATAAGCGAATAAGAAAGCTGCATTACTTGTTCAGGATTCATTCCTACCCTTAAATTAAAGCTATTTAAAGCCTTTGTTATTGCTATTGATAGTATTCCTGTTATTTTATCTGCTCCGTATAATTTAGCTAATGCAGGAAGTCTTTCTGATAATGGAACGTGCTTTATAACTTCTAGGTGTAATGGTTCGCCTTTAGCCTTAAATCTGCACATTTCATTAAATACTTCACCTGTGCTACATTTCGCTAAAGAATTTAGTATTCGCTTCGTATAACTGTTCTCTTGTAATTTTTGGAGTTGTCCTTGATTGTGTTTGATTAGTTCCATTGTTGTTTGTTTTAATTTCAAATAATCCTTTCCAGCCTTTTGCCATTGATTGCTCTATTATTTTAACTGCATTGTCTTCTAGCCCGTTAGAAAGCTTAACTAGGTCATTTAATGCCGCCTGTAGCATACTAGCTGATTTGTAAGTAAAGTTATATTGTTCCTTTTTATATCCAAGCCATAATTCCCAATACTTTAAAAACTTATCTGAACTAAAAGGCATAACTACCGTTTCTTTTATTTCCTTTACTTTATTTACTTTCTTTTCCTTTATTTCCTTTACTTTACTTTCCTTTATAGCATTGCTATCGCATTGCGTTTGCATTGCGTTCGCATTAGTCCAACGCTTATGTGCTGATTCTCTTGCCTTTACGCTTTTAGAATCTCTTTCATCTATTCGTTTTTGCACTGATAAACTACCAAAAGTTTCACCGTCAAATACAAATAAATCAAAGTCATTAATTACGCTTTTTACTACCTCTATTTCAATTCTGTAATCGTATGCAATGCCTTCGTAATCCGATTGCAATGCGTTGGCATTATTATATAAATCCTCAATAATAGCCCAAAACAAACCATAACCAATTAAACCGTGTTTTCTTAATAAGAATTTAATCTTTTCGTCATTACGACTGTTGTAGTCGTGTGAAAAGTAAAAGGTATCTTTTGCCATAAAATAAAAATGCCCCGTCAAATTCCCAGCAGTCAGATTGCTGGTTCATCTCTAGGGCGAATAAGTTCTTAATTAGTATCTGACACTAACATTACAAAGATAACACTATTTTATTAATTTTTCGTATTCATTAATAGATTTAAAAATATTAAATGCTACTTGCGGAACTATTGCGTTCCCATAAGCTTTTATTGATTCGTTTCTCCATTTAGGAAAGGTAATTCCGTCCAACTCTTTGGGAAGCCCATCATTTCCTCCACAAAGTGCGGGTTTAGATGGGAACGTGTCCCATATATTTCGTTTATTTGAGAACCTAAATCGTCCCCTTTCCAATTCTTTGTTTTCCAATGTTTGTTCTTGTCCGATGCTCTTGGAGTTTGTAATAAACCCTGAAATAATTGAGTTGCTAGATTCGGCATTGTTGTGCCATTCGGATACTTCTCCATTCTTGCTTTGAATTTGTCTAAATCTTGAATTTGTTTTCTTGTTGTTGGAGTAAGCAACAAACCAGATTCTATATCTTTGATGCGGGGCATTGACACCTGCAGCTGGAATAAGAAACGGTTGTACTTCGTAGCCTTCAGCTTCCAAGTCAGATTGCACCTCGTGGAATACCAATCCTTCGTTCCAATTAATAAGCCCGCGAACGTTTTCGCCCACAACCCAACTTGGTTTAACTTCTCGAATTGTTCTAAGCATTTCAGGCCATAAATGGCGTTCGTCTTCCTTTCCAAGTCGTTTCCCTGCAGTTGAGTAAGGTTGACAAGGGAATCCGCCTGATAAGATATCGACTTGTCCTCTGTGAATAGTAAAGTCTGTTTTAGTAATGTCATTATAAGATATTGAATTAGGAAAATAATGTTTAAGTACTTTTTGTCCAAAAGGATTCCATTCGCAATGAAATAAATTTTCCCAACCTACCCACTGTGCAGCTAAATCGAATCCACCGATTCCGCTGAATAAACTTGCGTGGTTTAACATAAGCTATAACTTGCGTAGCTTTTACCTTCTTTTGTAACTATTTTAGTAATAATCTTCATTCCGTCGTTTCTTAGGTCGCTTATTCTAGCTGCTAATCTGAAGCAGTTAAATTTGTTTAAAGCCTGAATAGGTGTTATTGCTTTGCCATTTTTTAGGTAATTAGCAATGTTTTGATTTTGTGTCATAGTTGGTTTTCGTTTAGTTTAATAATAAATTCAAAGTGATCTACATAGTTTACAATCTTTAGCCATTCACGCATTAATTCAAGTCTTTTAATCCTAGAATCAAAATACTTTTCCCTTATGCGTTTGCCGTTCTTCATCATTACTAATTGGCCTTTAGATTCTCTTGCTTTAATTCCGTAATTCATAAAAAAGTGTGCTTATTTCCTAACAGGTTATTATTCACCCAACCTGTATATTTACTAAAATAAATCGTCTAGGTCGGTAACGTGTGATTCTTTTTCTTGTTGGTTTACTGCTTTGTATTCTTGTTTATTTTCTACAAAACTGTATTCTTTACCATTACCTACATATTGTTTTTTTGCCTTTTCTGCCCTTTGTTCTTTACTTTGGCTTAGGCTTACAGTATGAGTGTTTTCGTACTGGTCTTTCTCTTTACGCTTATCTACTACTAAACTAGCGTAATGCTTTAATCCTGATTTTGTTTGCACTGGCTTCCATTCAATGTCTTCCTGTGCGATTGAAATTACTATCATTTTGTTTTATTTATTGGTTATTTAATTTTTCTTCTGCTATTCTTAGCATTGTTTCATCTATATCGTTTTGTTCCTGTTCGTCCTTTTGTTTTTCTTCTTCGTCTTCTTCGTCTAAATCTTCCCAATCGCAATGCTCGTGGCAATCAGGACATAGGTCGTAGGATATTTCGCTTTCATATCCGCAGCAGGTATTAATCAGCATATTCTTCTATTTTTTCGGTGAAGTCAGACATTGGTAAAAACTTTTCTTTGCTCATTTTAGCTTCTACCTTATAGCCTGATTTTAAATAATATTCCTTTAACTTTTGTTTGTAATATAAATACTTGTCAAAGTTTGACTGCTTAAAAACAAACGGGTTATTACTGCTAGATAACTTCCTATAAAAGTCAAAATTATCCTGTAAATGCATTAATTGTAAGTCCATTATAAAGTAGTTTTTTTGTTAGAGAATAGCTTTTTAATAGCTTTGTTTTCTTCTACCATATCAGAATTGATAATATAAAGTTGCTTTAATTCTTCTAAACTAACAACTAAATCAATAGCTAATTCTAGGTCTTCAGCTATTTCGTGTTTCTTAATGTAAGCTGCATTAGGAACGTCGCTTTGGTTCATTTCATCCCCAGTGTATAAGCCGCTTAAATCTTGTGGGTATGCCTTTCTTAACGCTAGGGCTTCTGCAACCTTAGAAAGCATTGTATGTGGCATCTTACCCCACATTCCAGTTACTTTACCTTCGTTGTTCTTAGGTGCGTATTCGTCCCAATAAGCTACACCTACTGACGCTTCGTATCGTACTTCGTTATGGAAGCGGAATACTGATACTTTACAACTTACTAACGTTCCGTCTTTCTCGGTAAAAATAGGTTCTGATTGACCGCCATAAGTACCTGACCTTTCAGCTATTACCCTGAAGCCGTCAATACTTGTTTGGATAGTCATTTTCTTAACCCAGTTAGCACCTTGCTTTACGTTCCTGTGTATGCAGTAAAGTTGTCTAGTTAAGGGATTTAACCCCGTTAATTGTGCCTGATAAAGAAACAATTTAAGTTCTTCAGCAGTTGCCTCAGGTGCGATTTGACTTCTAATTAGTTCAAATTCGTCCTTGTTAAAGGTCTTTTTTTGTACTTGATTCATAGTTAATAATTGGTTTTGTTTTACAAATATAAGCCTAAAAGTGTTAATAAAGCGTTAAATTATAATATTTAAGTTGTTAAAATCGTCCTTTATATCGTCCCTAACCTTACTTCTTAACAAAACGTCTATTTTGCCGTATGAGTATAAAAAGCTGGTTCTGTCCCTTTGGAAAATACTAGCTATTTGCTCTGCTCCCAAGTCTGTTCTTCTTTTAACTATATACATTGCCATTTGTCTTGCCTGTATAATAGTTCCACCCCTGTAATTACTCATTAGCTGCCCGTATTTAACCCCATAGTACTTGCATACTAATTCAGCTATCCTAATTGCTTCCAGCTTCAATTCTTCCGCTATTTGTGGTTTGCTTTTGGGAATGCTTTTGGATAATTTCTTTAATGGCTTTAAGTTCGTTTCTAAGTTCTTCAATTCTTTTTCTAAGTTCTTCATTTTCTAGTTGTATTAAGTATGATTGTTTGATTTCGTACATTATATTGTAATTACTGCTTCTTTGTTTAAATAAGATTCCAAAAGGTCGCTTTCTATTATATAAATTTCTTGTTCAGTAGCACCGTCCTTCATTAAACGGAACTTAAATAAACTTATAATAGTTTCGCAAATCTTCAACTGATCTAGGTTAGTGCAACTGTTTATGCAGTTTATAACCCATTGTTTATTTTCTTGCATATTAAATATTTTGTAAATAAGCCGTTACTAAAAGTGCTACTATAATTACTACAATAGCTTGAAAATTGTGATTTTGTTGCTTTGACATTTTAGTCTTTTTTAAGGTTAATAACAATAGTGTGTACCACTTCAGTAAACGTAATAGATTCAACTCTAAAAAACGTTACCCCATTAATAGGTTTAAGTGCAAGTAAAGTTCCAACGTTAGGAAGGTGAGTAAAACCCCAGTCCCTAAATTCATTTTCATAAAATACCTTAATTGTCTGATTCATAGTAAAGGTGCAGTTTATCGTGTGCCTCACGTTTTTTTTATATTGATTTAACTTCGTACCCTAAATAAAGATATTTCTCTATTTTAAATTTTAATACTGAATCATTAAATTCTGATTCTTTAATTAATATAGTAATCCAGTCTTGTGTAGTTCCTTCTTTGTAAATCTTAAATGCTTTAATCATAGTTGGTTTGTTTTTGATAAATCAAAGATGGAAAAAGTTATTGACATTAAAAAATAATAATCGTTAAAGAAACGTTAAAATTGTTAAAATAGCTGATAATCAAGTAGTTATAGCTAGTGATTGCGTAAGTTTTTTTAATAAATGTCTAGTTTATTAGCATAAAAAGGGGACATATACCAAAGTCGGTGATTATTTTCTACCAAAGTCCGAATTAGTGTCACAAATTTTCCATTATCTGTGACATAAAAAGGGGTAATTCGGTAGTATTACTACCTAAAACATATAAAAAGTTGTTGTACCTAAATTATAATAACTTGTCATAAAACGTGCATTTTGACTTGTATTTGTACCTTATAAGGCAAAAAAAGGGCCGCCTATAAAAATAAGCAGCCGTTAAACCTTTATCTATGTCTATGAATCAGCACAAACATACGAAATAAAAACAAAACTGCCCTCCTTTTTACGGGAAGGCAGAACCATACCAACAAACAACTATTTACTACCGTCCTGTAACGGTAAATCCTTACTATTATCAACACGTCTAAAACCTTCCTTCCAAAGTATCTTAGTCAAAGTTACAGACTTTTCAATTATAGCATCTTCGTCGTCTTCAGGCCAAAGTAAATGTGCAACCTCGTGTATAATTATTTCTAAATGCTTTCTACCCTTTAGCCTAGAATCTATGTTTATTTCGCCATCACTCCACGCTAACCCGTGTACCTTTTCTTTACCCAGCTTTTTATATTTAATTACGATTTTCATACTTTTAATTCTTCTAAGTCAGGTCTAATTAATTCAGTTACTTCGTACTTATACCCGCCTCTAACCTTTGCCAGTGCCTTAGTAATTTCATCAACTACTAAATACATTTCGTTTAGTTTCTTAGCTAGGGCTTGTTCTTGTTGTAGTAAAGTCATTTTGTTAAATCCCTTTGGTAGTTTACTTGTTGCCATTGTGTATGTTTTCAAGTTTGGTTAAATATAATATCGCGTCTTGTAATTCTTCCTTTAAATGCGTTATCCATTGGCTAGTAGTTAAATCAGTCCTGTCCATTGTGCAGTTATACTTTTCTTTTCCTAATAGTTCCCTGCGTCGCATATCTTCTATTACGTTTGTTAGAATTTTACTATCCATTATTTATCCGTTTTAGTATGTATTTTATGACAATTAGAACATTGATATTTTATTTTTTTTACCCCAGTTGCTGAAACCCTTGTACCGCATCTTTTTAATTCATCTGAACCACATTCAGGACAACTTCCCCTATCGCCACCAAAGATAACTCCGTAATGCGTTTTAGCAGGAATATGTAAAGATAATTTCTTGTGTACTTTTTCTAATAATACTACGTCCATTTTGCAGTACTTAATCATTTGTGCCATAGCCTTAGGGCATTTCTTTAAAACAATATCAGTCCATAAACTGAAGTCTGTTTTAATCTTCTGCCCAATGCCTAAAAATTTACCTATGTAATCTAACTTATTAGAATTGAATTTAAACTTAGAACGTGCAACCTTTAAAGTATCTATTGTAACGTATGTAGGGAACATTTCTATTTCGTGAAATAAACACCTAGTCCTAATCCAAGCTAGATCAAATTTATCCCCGTTATGCCCTACTAATTCGTCTGCTTCGTTTGCTACCTTAACAAATGCTTGAAGCATCTTTTTGTCGCATTGCTTACTATCCCAGTTTAATGATTGTGTTTCTTTGTCGTCTTCCCACTTATAACAAATGCAAATTAATGCACGTTCTTTAATAATGTTTTGTGGGCCAATGTTAAGTTTATACCCTGACTGCCAAAAGAAGCCAATATTTGGGGAGCACTCGCAATCAAAGTAGAGACGTTTCCGCTTGGTTCTTAAGACGTTGTTTTTTGTCATTGTAGTTTTTTTTAACCCTTAGTAGGATTTGTTGTTTGTTTTTTATATACCAATCGTGTTTATACTTAACTTGGTCTCTACATCTGCCGTCTATATATCTTCCCAATTCTTCAGGTCTATTACAAACGTGAAGTCCCGTTCTAACTGAATGTAATATATTTTCTCTTATAGTTACATATTCTAAATTTTCAACTTTATTATTAAACTTATTCCCGTCTTTATGATTAACAACTAATCCTTTTTCTCTTTCACCAATCTTAAATTTAGTAACTAAATAATGAATAGCTACATTTTTATTGTTGAGTTTAACACTTAAATAACCATTAGAATTTACGTGTTGTAATAACTCCCTTCCTTTTGCATGTTTAGAATTTGAATAAATTTTTACTTCTCCAGTTTCAGTATCAATATCAATATTGTAATACTTAGGTAAAAAAAACGTTTCTTTCATATTATTTGATTTTCCCAAATATACCAAACTTATCCAATACTACCAATACTTCCCCGAATTAAGTCTGCTTCAGCTTCCCGCCTTGTAACTAATCCTTCTAGCTTCAAATTTTCCCAAAGTCTTTTACTCTTTTCTATTTCTTCAGCTATTCCTTCATAATCTGCCTTTGCTACTAAATCTACAATAGCTTTCATTTCTTTTCGTGTTTCGCCTTCAATCTTATTTCCCCTATTGTAAACCATAGAAACTAAAGCACCCCTAGTATCTTCATTTAACGAATCTAGTTCAGGATATATTGCCTTAGTCATTGCATAATATCTAGGTAAAGAAGACTTAACAAACACTTCATAAGCCACCACATAAGGCACTTTAACGTTCAATACTTCGCCTTTAAGCATTGCTCTAGCCTGTTCACCTTTTAACCCAACAACAGGCCGTAAAGCTGCTATAAAGTTTAAATTTAACTTCCCTGACCAATCTAAAAGAAATTGCTTTTCTGTTGTATAACCCAGATCAAATCCAATTCCGATTGTGATACCGCTTTTACCTTTAGGCCACGAAGGACGCTGCAAAAGTCTATCGTAATAATTTTTGCTTCCAATTTCAAACTGGATAATCATTTCCGCTGCTTTTCTGCTAATCATAACACTACCATTAAAAAGTAAGTCATTAATACACCCCAAATAAAACCACCTACTTCAAATGCGATTCGTTCGTTGTTTTTCATTTTGTTATTTGTTTATCTAAACTTGCCAATCCCATGCACGATACCACTAACCAAAAAATAAGGTCTGCTAAATGTGAATCAATATTAACTTTAAACATAAAGGCAGTAAATAAACATAAAGCACCAATAGAAGCTATTACCCTTTTATGGCTTATTGCTCCGTTTTCTCCTGCCAGCATATTTTCAATAAATCCTTTGATATTCATATTATAATTTTTTATAGTAACCAAACGAATAAAAGTTAGTTGAAGCAGAAAGCGTAAATAAGGCGTTTTTAGACGTTTTAAATCCTAAGTTAACTCCTAGCCCTACTTTGTTGTCAAATGCCCTTAAATCGGCTAAAACACCCAAATAAACCTCATTCCTAGCCTTTTTCTCAAACGATATAGTATTATATATCATTTTCTCACTTATTTGAGCAATAAACCGCCTTCCTATTAAAGAATTTTTACTGATAGTATCTAGAATAACAAACGAACTAGAATCGACCTTAATTGTATCAGCATAAGCTTTAACTTGAGCATAGTCCTGTAAAATAAAAACTGTATCGTGTATTTCATCTATTTGGTATAAAGTGTCTAAAACGACAAAAGGGATATTATTCCCTTTCTTATAAAACGTTGTTGTGTCGTGCTTGTAAATGGTATCAGTCTTAACTATTACTACTTGATTTGTACTTGTAACATTGTTAGAAATAACAACAATAGCTACTATAATAAGTAAAGTAATAATTAAATCTTTCATCTATTTTGCTTGTTTTGTAATTCTATTGCAAGTTTATTTATCGTTTCTAGTATATTATCTAGTTTTTTTGCTATTATGTCGTCCTGCTTTTCTACCATTGAAACCCTTACTTCAAGTTCCTTTAGTTTTAAGCTTACTTTAACATAAATACTAATTAGCCCTATTATAATGGTTAGGGCTTGACCAACTAAAAAAACAATTAAACTTACAGTCATTTTACAATTCTTCTTCTTCTTCTTTAATAAATTTAATACCTGTTGTCCATTCTTCTAAGAAAGTAAAGTTTTCTAAACCATTAGGATTTAAAACTTCTATAGGCTTAAAATCAAATTCTTTCTCGTTTAGTTCTTTAATTTGTTCAGTTAGCTTTTTAATTCCTTCTTTAGTAAACGAATATTCGCCTTTTTCATTCAGTAGTAAAATGTCTTTATCACTTACTGCTGCGTTGTCAAGTCTTAGTTCTTCTACTTTAGCTTGATATTCCTCGTAGCTGGGTTTAACCTTTTCAAACAATTTGAATAGTTTTTTAGCTACTTTGGTTTCTTGACTTCCGATTACTGCGTTTAAGTTTGCTACTAATTGCGTAAGTTGATTGTATTTTTTCATTTGTTTGGTTTATGCGTAAATTAATGATGTTTTATTTTTATTTTTATTATTTAAATATCTTAAAATAGTTAAATAAGAAAAATTTGTAGTTTTAGCAGCTTCTTTTATTGAATCATAAAATATTCCAGTTTCTTTATTAATTACACATTTTGCATTACTTCTTGTTACATCATAACATCTTAATTTATTATCAAAAGAATGTGTTATGTTTTCTAATCTAGTTGACCATTCTAAATTTTCAACTCTATTATCATGTTTAATCCCATTAATATGATTGACTTCTTTTTTATTATAAATATTATTTATAAATGCATATGCCACTAATCTATGAATAGTTTTTGATATAATACCATTTTCATTTGATAGATTTATATATGCATAACCTAATCTAGTTAAATTTGGTTTTAAATAAATATTTCTTCTATGACTCCAAACTTTACCATCTTCAGTAACGCTATAATTTGGATAATTTGGTATTTGTTTCATATATGGTGTTTTAGCAAATATATTAATATTTATGCAGCAACCAAATTTAACTTAGCTAAAGCCCAAGTATAAGCAGCTTCGTTTGCACTAGGGTCAGCATCCCAAGTTTGGTAGTCTGCTCCGTCCATAGTCAAATTTCCTTCTACTAACTTTTCGCTATAAGCATCTATTACTAAAATATCAGTAGTTACTTCTTCGCCTGTAATAGGGTCAATAACTGTTTTAGTTTCTAAATGGCTTACTTCTTCAGTTGAAATTGAATAGTAAAAAGTAGCTGAAGTGCTTAAATTGTCGTTAACTATGTATAAGTTAAACTCCGTTCCTAGTTTTTCTTGTCCGTTTATCCACGAACTAATTGGTTGAATTTTCATATTTTTTATTTTATATTTTTAATTAACAAGATGCTACTTCTAATACTACGCCCGTTGTTGATACTCTTACTGAAAACGTACCACCTGTTCCTTGATATTTTAACGGAACCCATAAGCCATTGCCGTTTGTTTTAACGGTGTTATAAGTATCATAAAGAACATCGCCTACGTGTACGGTAGGATTTCCCCCTTGTCGCCACCCTATGTAATATGGCCTAACTGAAACATAGGCGGCACAAGATATTACACTAGAACTATAAACAGGGTTCGTTGGCCCCATATACATTATAGAATCGCTAGTAATTGTTTCTCCCTTAGTTGGTAGCTGATTTGAAGCTGCACTAATAGGGAATACGTTTACCATTGATTCTACCTGTGCCGTTGTTAGCATTTCTGCAGTTGCAGGAATAGCACTACCACCAGTCTTAGCTATCAAAGCACCTGCTGAACTAACTGCGTTTTGTAACGTGTTACCTGAATAACATTGATTATCTGCCGTTCCTGCCCAAGTTGCCATTAGTTAAGTTTTGCTTTTAGTTCTTTAATTTCTTTTTCTAATTGTGCAATCTTTAAAGTATGCACATCTAAATAGTTTACATTTAAAAACTCACTTCCTGTAACTGCATCAGGTAATATAGACTGAACTTGTTGAGCAGAATAACCATATCTTACTTGGTTAGTATCGTTGTCTTTACGAGTAAACTTAATTACATCTATTGCTGATAAGTTTATATTAGGATTTGTTTCTATTATATTCTTAAATCAGAACTTTCATAAAAGCCCGTTGCATATACTGTTCCATTTACCTGAACTAATCCAGTTGCAGTAGTTGTAGTTCCTACAAGTAAATTCCCCCCACTTGTTATACGCATTTTTTCGGTCTGTGCAGTATAAAAACTAATCCCATCATGTCCATAACAAGCAAGTCCATCAGTACCTGAACCACTATGGTCTATTGCTTTAAAACCTATTCCCCCACTTGCTTCGGGAGAAAATCCACTACGCATTGTTATATAATTAGTGTCTTTGTTACCAAAGCCATCTACTGATATATACCCACTTGTTAAAGTTACACTTGAACTAAACGTAGCTGCACCTGAAAAGTACGAAGTACCTGTGCCTGTTATATAAAATAAGTTAGAACTATTTGCAGCATTCCTTATAATTAATGGATATGATGATGAAAGGTCTGCTATTGTATTGATTAATAATCTTACTCCACTTTCACCACCTGCAACACCTATACCAACACTTGAACTAAACGTGGCTGCACCTGTGTTACCTGCTATTTGTAATAATGGTGAATTAGATGTATTCCTAACCATAAAACCATAACCTACTCCATTATATACATCAATAACTGTTGCTGCTGCGGTTACTACTGTTGCACCTGTTGGAGATAAATAATTACCCATTTTCCAATTCGTATCAGGAGTTCCTGAACTACCTCTAAAATAAATACTTCTATCAGCAGCAGTTGAATTAAATCTTAAATCTCCAATTATTTCTACATAATTTGTTGCAGTTAAATTTGAACTAAACCTACCCGTTCCATTAACATCTAGCTTATACCCTGCATCAGTTGTAGTTCCGATGCCGACATTGCCATTTCCCCTAATTACAAAATCATTTTCAGTTGTTCTTGCAGATATTGAAAAGAATCTATCTGCCTCTGCTGCTGCTGGATAGTATGATATTTTACCATCACTTAAAGCATCATCACTAAATAAGATTTGCGCTCTGTTGTTATTCGTACTATTACCACTTATTCTTAATTGCGCATTTGATGAATATGCAGTACCATTTGCACCAGCAATATGCAATTTAGATGATGATTGAGGTGTAGTAGTACCAATTGCTACTATTCCACCATTAGGTTGTAATAATAATTTATCATAAGTTCCTAAACTATTTGCTCTTGTTGATTGAATCCATGAATAATCAAGTGCTTCATTAGTTCCAAAATCAAGAACATTATATAAACCTGTACCACTTGATACTCTAAATACCGCAGTTGTTGTAGTACCACTTGATGCGGGTACTCCATTTGCACCTTTAACAACAAGATAAGCACCATTTAATGAAGCATTACCAAATGAACCTGTTGAACTAAATGTAGCTGCACCTGTTGAGGAAATGCGTAATCTTTCAGTAGGTGCAGTATTTGTTGTTACCCCTCTTGTAGCAAAAACTAAATCTCCAAGAGTATATCCACTTATTGATGTTGTTTGAAATCCTATTTCAGCAGGTTGTATATAACTTGTACCATTTGTAAATCCAAATCCAATAGTTTGAATACTATTAACTAAATTCTCTTGACCACCAATAGATAAATAAGGAGTTCCAAAAGCAGTTACCATACTTGCATCAGCACCTTGTGTGCCTCTATATAAAATTGCTACTCTATTAGCAGATGTTTCTTGAACATTAAATTTTAGATAAATAGGAGATGTTCCACCTATTATTACATTACCACTAAATGTAGCACTCGTTCCACTTAATGCACCTGTTACTGATAATGTAGAACTAAAGGTGGCAGCTCCTGAAAAGCTAAAACCATTTGTTGCACCTACAAGTAAAAACCTATCTCCTGCTCTATCATATCCAATTTGACCTCTTAATAAACCATTATCAGTATAATATGAATTAAAATAAGTTGTTGCAGTAGTAGCTGCATTATAGAAATTAACAGTAGATGTTGCAGCATCATTATTATTAAATTGTGCAGAATTTTTACCTACTCCATTATAAGTATTATATAAACCAATAGCAGAATTAGGGGATTGATTAATACCAATATAACCTCCTGCATCTACAATTACACTATTCCCTATTGTACTTGTACCCGTAAACTTAGGTAGGTAGTTTGTTGTACCCGTTCCTGATATTCCTGTACTTATTGTCCAAGTCCTATCTGCACTTAAATCGTATGTAGTTCCGTTAATCGTTAACGTTCTAGAAGTAGGTACATAAGCACTTAAATTACTTGTTAAAGCTATTGTGCC